TCTCCTTGTCGATTGATTCTTTGGTCGTTTCGGTCGATGTGAGGCGCAGCGAGGTTTGCAGCTCGTCGCGCCCTTTTTTGTCGCTAGCAGGTGCGCGGCGTGCCGTCGTCGTGCCACAGGCGCGGGGCGTACTTTTCGATGAGCGCGTTCGTCGCGTCGTCGTCCACGTCCAGATCCCAGTAGCGGTTGCCATCGGAGTAATCGAGGATGGTGAGCTCGTCGAAGAGCTCTTCGAGGGCGTCGGTCGCGTCCTCGGTGAGGTTGTCCATGGCCTCCCAGGAGAGGTCGAGCAGGTCGCAGAGGTCGTAAGGGCCGTTTACCTGAGCGCCGGTGTTGGTCTTAGTGGTCATTGTCTTTACCCTTCTTTTAATGTCCCGCCGTCGCAACGACGGGGCCGGTCAACTTTGCATTTGTCCCTCACCTACACGGGCGCGCCCCACGTCTCTTTGCGAATTTACGGGCGCGCGGGTTCGGTTTGTTGGGTGGTGTGTTGTGCTTATGCTGCGGGTTTCGCGAGGTCCTGCCAAGTGGCATCCCCATAGCCAAAGTAGGCCACGAGGTCCAATTGCTGCCCCTCTTCGGTGGTGCTTTCGAGGTAGGCGACGCGCTCGACCTCAAATGCGGCTTGCGCCTCAGCTTCGTCCAGCTCTTGCGGCTCTTGTGGCGCGCGGTCCTGCTCTGGTATGTGCATGAGGTCTTCGAGTTCGGATATGGAGTTGAGGCCCCATGCCCAAACCTCGGTGCCCTCGGCGTCCTTGGCGCTCACCGGCACGCCCTCGATTATCTCTATTGAGGCGACCGTGACGCCCTGCTTTTTGCTTGCGACCGTGTAGGCGTCCGTTACGACGCCCTCGTAAGGCTCAAAGCTGTTTAGCTTCTCGCCGTCCTCGCGGACGATGTTTTTCGCGCGGTAAAAGACGCCCGCGCGGTAAAAGATGTTGTGCTTGCGCTGTTTGCGCGCCTTGCCCCCGCGGGGGCCGGTTACGCCGCGCATCTGCCACTTGTACCCGCTCGTGTAGCGGGTTATCAGCATCGACTCGGCGGGCGTGCCGTCCGGGTTTACTAGCCTGGTCTCGTGGCGATTATAAAAGGGTTTCGCGTGGTCAAAGTAGTATGTGTACATCTTGTGCCCCCCTTCGGTGGCTGGATTGATTGGTCTTGGTAGTGCTTGTGTATCTGGCTTTTTTCACGAGTCCATGACCTCGCGGGCCGTACTGTCATTCCGCCATGCGGTGCCCCTGCCCTTAGCTCTTTGTTCCGGTGGCCTGTGCCGTCCTTTTGGGATTCCGTTTTCAATGTCTCTCGAATCCGTTCGGGTTCGTTTGACAATGTCAATATAACACCCAATTGGGTTATAGATAGCGACGATTTTAAATCAATTGGGTTCTACACAATCCCTACACAATCGGGTTACACCCGATTGGATACGATATAATGGCATCGTCTACAAAACAGCAGGTAAAAGGGGGTAAGCATGGACACGCTAAGCGCAATGCGAAAGATGATAGATTCCGCCGGTATGACTGCATATGCAGTGGCGCGCAAGCTGGACAAGTCTCACACGTACGTATCTAATCTCTTTGTACGTGGCTCGATACCGAGCGCGGACAGGCTTAGCACGATCGCGGACGCTTGCGGCTACGACCTCGCACTAATGCCAAGGGACAAGGACAAGGACATCATACGCATTAGTCCACAGCCCACCATGGAGCCACGAGACGCCTAGACCACGCCATACGGCCTATTTACGGCCCTCGTGGCCCGTTGCTATAGTAGGGCTTGCGAGGGCGTGTAATCGTCTCTCATTCGCTCATACGACCATTCAAGGCCCACGCTCACGACACAGAGCGCGGGCCTTTTTCTTTTTGCGCGCGAGGGGGCGCGGCCTTCCACAGAGCGCACACGACCACGCGAGACACACGAGCACACGAGCACACGAGCGCCTGGACGACGTGGACCACGCGCGCGCATGATCGCATTGGACACGTGGACGACATGAGCCACGGGCACATGGACGACTTAGGCCACGACCACGGGGCTATCGTGCACACGATCACGTAGGCCACCACGAGCCACGACCACGCACACGATCACATTGGACACGGGCGCGGCCTTACATGCACGGCCTTATCGTGCATGGCCCACCATAGCCATGTGACCAGGGTGCACCGCTCGACCAGGGCGCGCCACCTCTTCCACGTCATGCATAAACCCACGTATTATTCGCGTATTAACGAATACTCGACGCACAAAAACGCAGGTAGACGCGTTACAACACGCTCTTTGTGTGCATAATGGTACCGTTCTTATTCCGTGCGAGGGGGTGGGGGGACCTCCCCGGGGCGGGGTCGCGGGCGAACGCCGGTGCATACCGCCAACACACTAGGAATCAAATCCACAATAGAAACGGGTGTACGCATATGGCCCACGAGCCGCGTTACGCGAACGGAGGTGCGCGCCGAAAGCTGCAAGCGAGGTTGCGCGCCGAGGGTCGTCCGTGCTGGATATGCAGGGCGATGGGCAGGAGCGGTGACATTGACTACTCGCTCAGGTTCCCGCATCCGTACAGCTTCGTCATCGACGAGCTGGTGCCGGTGTCGAGGTACTGGCTGGGAGGCTACCCGTCCGCGCAGGCGGCGGCGCTGGACTACGCCAACCTCGCGGCGGCGCACAAGTGCTGCAACGAGTGGAGAAGCAACAAGACGGTCGAAGAGGTACTGCGAATCGCCAAGGGACGCAAGGGCGGGAAGAAGCCCAAGGTGCCGACGAAGGTCAGCACGTCGCGCGATTGGCGCAACGGCGCCTGATGGGAGGTGGGCCTGATGCCGAAGAACAAGCCGTTAGAAACGTCGGAGGTCACGCACATCGAGGAAATGCTCGTGAAGGGCGACGAGGCCGGAATGGTCTTGGAGATAGCGAGGAAGTACGCGCGCGTCCTCGACATGACGGACTCCGGGCGTGACATCAAGCCGCTTGCCACGGGGCTTTTCGAGGCCGTGGACAGATGGAAGGCGCTGACGGGCGGCAAGGACGAGGACACGCCTGACGCAGACGTGAAGAGGCGCCTTGAGTCCATGAGGGCGAGGATGTCGAAGAATGGCGGGTAGACGCCGCGAGATCGGCAACCAGGTGCCGACGTACACGTACGCCGCGCAATACGAGTTCACGGAAGGCCCGCTCGCTGCGGACTACGCGGACTCGTACGGCATGAGCCCGCACGTCTGGCAGCGGACCGTGCTCGACGACTGGCTGGCGGTGGACAGGGACGGGGTGCTGCTGAACTCGCTGTGCCTCCTGCCCGTCCAGAGGCAGAACGGCAAGACCGGCGTATGCGACCCTCGCGAGACGTGGGGGTTGAGGTTCAGGAACGAGCGCATCCTTCACACGGCGCAGGAGTACCAGACGAGCCGCGTGGCCTTCGACCGGCTTCGCGAGAAGTTCGGCGAGTGCAGGCACGACATCAACGCGAAGTACCCGGAGCTGAACAGGCTGGTAGACAGGTACACGACGAGCGCCAACCAGATGATTCTGGACATGAAGGACGGCGGTCACATCGAGTTCCGCACGCGCGGCACCGGCGGAGACATGGGCCGTGGCGGGACGTTCGACCTGATAGTGATCGACGAGGCCCAGAGCTACACGGACGAGCAGGACGCGTCGCTTTCGCCGCTGAACTCAGCCGCTCCGTCGGGGTCGCCGCAGACGATACTCATGGGGACGGTGCCGGACCCACGGAAGCCGCACAAGGGCGAGGTGTACATGCGCCTGCGAGACATGGCGCACGAGGAGCCGTACGAGGGTCTGTGCATCCACGAGTGGGCGTCCCCCGAGGTCGGCGACGTGAGGGACGAGAGCAGATGGTTCGAGTACAACCCGTCGCTAGGGCTGAACCTGCTCATCAGCGGACTTCGCAAGGACAGCAAGAGCATGAGCGCCGAGACCTTCGCGCGCGAGCACCTTGGATGGTGGGGCGGCGTGGTGTCGTCCATAAGGCCGATAGACAAGGCGCTGTGGAACGCGTGCTGCATCGGAGAGGCGGACGCGAGGGACCTGCAAGGGCAACCGGTCTACTCGGTCAAGTTCGACAAGGACGGGCAGGTCGGCTCGATATCGGTCTGCCTGATCCCATACGAGAACCGCGTGCGCCCCCACGTGGAGTACGTGGACACATGGCCGCTCAACAGGGGTATCGGGGCGTTCATCGAATGGCTCATGGACGCGTCCGAGCATGCGGCGGCGATAGTGCTCGACGGCAAGAGCGACGCCTCGACGCTCTACGGCAAGCTCGTCGCAAACGGCGTCGACGAGGACATGTTGATACTGCCGAAGTCGTACGAGGTCGCGGACGCGTGCAGCGGATTCGTGGAGGCCGTGAGGTCGCGCGAGCTCACGCACATGCATCAGGAGCAGGTGAGCGACGCGCTGCACAACTGCACGAAGCGCAAGATTGGCAACGCGGGAGGATACGGCTTCGACTCGGACGAGCCGAGCGACACGACCATAGCGGAGTCCATGGCGCTCGCCCATTGGTGGGCGGTCAAGGTGATGCGCGAACCGTTGGAGGAGATGAGGATAAACCTATGATTGAGCTTTCCGGAATCAGGAACGCACGCGGCCTCACGACCTCCGAGGCGGACGAGCTGGACGCGCTGCTCGACGTGTACCGCAGGACGCGCGGGAGGAACAGGCGCATCGAGAGCTACTACGAGGGCGACGTGATGGCGAAGGACATAGGCGTCGACATCCTGCCGCCCGAGGCGAAGGACAAGGTGCACGTCGACTTGTCGTGCGACTGGGCGAAGAAGGCCGTCAAGGCGCTCGCCAACCACGTGCGCTTCGACGGGTTCGTGTTCGACGGGCGCGAGGGCATGGACGAGGGTCTGAAGAGGGCGCTCGACCGATTCGAGTTCGGTTCGGAGTTCTCGCGAACGAGGATAGGCACGTTCAAGAAGGGATGCTCGTTCGCGACGGTGAACAACTTCGGGAAGAGCGCGTCCGTCAACTTCCACAGCGCGGACAACGGCGCGGCGATCATGAACGGGGCGACGGGCAGGATTCAGAGCGGCTTCGTGATAGCCGACGTGGGGCGCACCGAGTGGGCGCCGCGAAAGCCCGTCGTGAGGCAGGTAAACCTGCACATACCCGGTAACAGGATAGCATTGGTTCGCGAGTCTCCGGGCGGATGGCGGGCCGAGCACATCGACACGCCGTCCGACGCCATGATGATGGTTCCGTTCGTCTACGAGCCGACCGACATGAAGCCGCTGGGCGGGACGCGAATCACGAAGGACGTCCAGAGCACCATAGACGACATGCTGAGCGTGAGGCTCGCGATAGCCGTGAGCAGGGCGTTCTTCGCGATACCGATGCGCGCAATCCTCGGACTCACCGAGAGCATGTACAACGCGCTGAAGGACAAGCCGCAGTGGAACATGTACATCAACCCGTTCCTGCTCGCGACGATGGACAGGAACGGACACACGCCGACCATCGCCCAGCTCCCGTCCAACCAGCCGGACGCGCTGATTCGGATCATAGAGTCGGACGCGAAGCTGTTTGCGGCGGCGACGGGAGTTCCGTTGCAGTCGCTCGGCATCGTGCAGGACAACCCGTCCAGCGCGGAGGCCATAGTCGAGGCCAGACGCGACCTCATCGAGGACGCCCAGAGCTTCGAGGACGAGCAGCTCATACCGGCGCTACGGAAGATAGCCCTGCTCGTGATGATGGTGGAGTCCAACAAGTCCAGCATCGACGACCTTGACGACATCCAGCGCTCCGTCATGCCGCACTTCAGGAACCCGGCCATGCCGAGCATCGCGGCGACCACCGACGCGGCCATGAAGATAGCGACGGTCAACCCCGCGTTCGCGAGCACGGACGTGTTCTTCGAGATGGTTGGGTTCGACCAGGCCACGATCACGCGCGTCAACTCGCAGATGAGGATGAACCAGGCGCGGCAGGGCATAGGCGCGACGGTTACCCAGCAGCCGATACTGATGGGCAGGGCGGCGCAGCAGCAGCCGCAGCAACAGTCCACGACGCAGACCGAGGGAGCCGACGGTGAGAATCAGCCTAGGTGACCTCGACTACTACCGCGAATCCCTGGGGCAGATAGCGAGCATGGCGTCCAGTCACGTCCGCGATGCCATCCAGTCTGGTGGCGGTGGCGTGACGGCCATGCGCGAGGCCGCGATAGAGGCGTTGCAGGAGTCCGTCGGAATCCACGGCGACATGGCCCAGGCGCTCGCGGGGCAGCTCTTCGACGAGGTGTGCGACGCCGAGGGCATGGGTCCGTACGACTTCGAGCTTTATGACGACATCATCGACTTCGGGCTGCTTGAGAAGAAGGTCCGCTACTTCGCAAGGGCGCTCGTGGAGGGCGACGGAGGAAGGTACCTCGACGACTGCGCGACGCTCGCTGAGTTCTACGCGCGCAGGTGCAACTACGAGGGCATGATTCGCAACTGCCACAGGAACAACGTGAGGTACGCGAGGGTGCCGACAGGTCCCGACACGTGCGACTTCTGCATGATGCTCGCGAGCCGCGGGTTCGTGTACTACACGAAGGAGAGCGCGGGCGTAGAGGGAATCCACGAGCATTGCGATTGCGTCGTCATACCGGGAAACGGCGGCGACGCGACAAGTCAGACGCAGGTGGAGGGCTACGACCCCGACATGCTCTACGACCTCTGGCAGGGTAAGGTGAGCGACATGGCGAGCACGAGGGCTTCCAAGAACGGCACCACGTATCAGATAGAGCGCATGAGAATCATGGACGGGTACTCGCGGGCATCGAGAAGGGCGAGGGCTTCGAGGCGGATTCGCTAGATGCGTATGCATTTTTGCAAAGAAGCATGCATAACCTTATGCGTTTATGCATTTTCATATGCGTTTTGTCGAAAAACCCGCAAGCCGTCTACCTGCGGTTTTAGTGAGTCACTAATTACCAGACTCAGAAGGACTTATCAATCTACCTGCGATTTGTATAAAATGAGCCGATTTATGCATATTTGCCCAAGCCATCTACCTGCGAATCTCTTTGTATTCGTGACGCCAAGGGCATCGGAGACGCGTTGCGCGCGCATCAGCACGTGAGCGCTGCGCGGCACCGCTATGCCCTTGAGCGTAACGAAGAGAAACCAACTTTTTATGCATAATCGACCTGTTCCACTTAAACGGCACGAACCTTAAAGAATTTCTTCACCGATGAACCAAGCCATCCGCCACGGGTGGCTTTTTTCATACCCACGCAAGGCGGCGGGCGGTCAACCGCCGCACCGAACACGCGCTAGGGCGCGGAAAGGAGGCCGACCATGGCCGACAACACTACCACCAACCAGAACGGTGGGGGCACTCAACAGACGGGCACAGCTGACCCGTCTGGAAGCGGCGAGCAGCCGAGGACGTTCACGCAGGAGCAGGTGGACAAGATCGTCCAGGAGCGGCTTGCCCGCGCCAAGGCGACGCCCCCCGCAGACTACGAGGACCTGAAGGCCAAGGCCGCACGACTCGACGAGATCGAGGAGGCGCAGAAGTCCGACTTGGACAAGGCGAAGGACGCGACGGCGAAGGCTCAGGCCGAGGCCGCCGACTGGAAGGCCAAGTTCGAGGCGGCACAGGCGCAGCAGGAGCGCGCGCAGCAGGTCGCGCAGATGGCGTCCCAGTACAAGGTCGACGCGGGTCTTCTCGGTCGCATGAGCGGCGACGTGGAGGAGAACGCGAAGTACCTGGCTGGCGTCGAGGCGGCGCGCCCGAAGTTCGGCTCCATGCGCGACGGCGGGGACCAGGGCGTCCCCGGGAAGACGTTGGACGAGGCATTGAAGGAAGCCAAGAGCACGAAAGACCGCGTCCGCATCCGCGCCGAGTTCAACGCAATGAAGCGTAATCAGAATAACGGATAGGAGGCCATTATGCCTGTAACCCCCAACACCATCACTTCGCAGGACACCATCGAGGGCGTGTTCTCCGAGTACATCAGCCGTTACCAGGGAGAGTTTGACAAGTTCCAAGAGATGGTCGGATTCTTTCCGCCCGAGGTCGTGCAGGCTGGCACGTCCCTCTACAAGTACGTCGTGAGCGGCGCACTCACCGACCAGGCGACCGACCCCGGCACCATCGTCTACGAGAAGACGCGTGACAAAGACGTCGTTCCCGGAAAGACCTACTACACCAAGAGCGGCAACACGTACACCGAGGTCGCGTCTCCCGCCAAGGCAAGCCTCGGTGACTACTACGTTTCCTACGCGTCCGCCGGAAGCTCCGCTGGCAAGCTCTATCGCGAGGGCGACAAGATCGCGCTTTCCCACTTCAACCTCGACAGGGTGTGGCTTGGCGAAGTGAACTTCATTCCCTACCGCATCCGCGTCACCGCGCAGGCAATCCAGCGCGGCGGACTTGAGAACGCCCTCATCCGCTTCGTGGAGAAGGCGTACAAGCAGCTCCGCGCGGACACCGTGGCCGACCTCTTCACTTGGATTAACAAGTTCGACAACGCCACGATTTCCGACCCCGACAGCGGGCAGTGGACGCTACAGCAGATGCTCGCCCACACCGAGGACACCCTGCTCAACACGCTTGAGTCGAACAGCGAGAACGACACCGACATCATTCACTTCCTCAACCGCTCCGACGTGTACGACTACCTCGCCGACGCGACCATCACCACCCAGGACCTGTTCGGCATGACCTACCTCGAGAACTTCATCGGCATCAACAAGGTGTTCCTGACCAACCGGGTCAACAAGGGCACCATGTTCGCCACTCCCGTTGCCAACCTCAAGAGCTACGGCATCGACTTCTCTACGCTCGCAGAGGCCGACATCGAGTACCAGACCGACGGTTCCAACCTCATCGGCTTCGGCTACGGCAAGGCCATGGACCACGCGTCCACCGAGGTCTATCCCGTCCGCACCCTCACCATCGCGCCCGAGATCGAGCAGTTCGTCGTGCGCGGCTCCATGACCCCCGTAGTCTAGGCGTAGCGCATGGCTAGCGTTCTAATGCCGTTCCGCGACCGCTTCACGTGGGTCGCCTACCGCGCGGGCGACGAGTACGACGGCACGCCAGAGCGAATACGGGAGCTTGTGAGCGCCGGTTACGTCCAGTCTGGACTAATCGCCCAAGGTGACGTAAAGGACGGCTCAGAATCAGCCACAGTCGATTTCACGGGCAATCTGGACGAGCTGACAGTCACGCAGTTGCGCGCGCTTGCCGAGGCCAGTGGCGTCGAAGTCCCGAGGCGGGCGAGGAAGTCCGACCTAATCGCGATTCTGGGGGCGTGACCATGGAGCCGTTCGCATCGGTCGAGGATTACCGGCGCGCCTACCCGAGCGACGAGACGGAGGACGGCGTTCTCCACGAGATGCTGATGGAGGCCACCGACGTCATGTGCGCCGCGATGGATTCCAGCGACATCGAGTACATGGACCCGTGCGAGCCGTTCACGTTCAGGCTCATGCGCATCTGCCGCACGGTCGCGCACCGCGCGATCGGGAGCGGCGGCACCACGAGCGACATACCTTACGGGGCGCAGAAGCACAGCTGGACGGAGGACGTGTACACCGAGTCCGTCGAGCTTGCCAACCCGTATGGCGACCTCTTCCTCACGCAGGCGGAGAAGGACGCGCTCGGCATCGGCGTCGCGCGCGTGTGCGTCGTCTCGCCGTACGGTTAGGGGCGCGCATGCTCAACAGAAGGTTTCACGAGACGGTCGTGCTTGAGTACCCCGACGGCACGACCGTCGACGTCCCGCGCGCGCTGTGCCGCGAGGCCGACGTGTCGGACCAGTCCGTCATGGACGTGCAGACCAGGTTCATCAACCAAGCCAGATACAAGGGCGACCAGCGCACCCTGACCATCGTATGGCCGAAGGACGCGCCGCACGACGTCATGGACTGCCACGTGACCGTGCGCGGTGAGAGATACAGGGTCTACGGGCAACCGTTTCCCGTGTGGAACTCGCCTACCGCGCACGACATGCGCGTGACCGTCTCTAGGTCGCTCTTCCTCTACGACGCGGTTCTTCACAAGGCGACCATGCGTCGCGGCGAATGGGACCGGATGGAGGAGTCCTACGACGAGGGCATCCCGACGAAGGTGAACTTGCTCAGGCTCTCGGAGACGAGCGAGACGGAGGCGGGACAGTCCGACCTCGCGCGAATCGTCCTGCTTGAGCTGCCTCCCGGCACCTACGACGAGGCATACGTGGCGTTCGAGTTCCAGGGGCGCATGCACCGCATAAAGTCCGTCGACTACGGCGGCGAGGTCGTCGTCATCGGCGGCACGGCGGAGGTGACCGACGTTGGCGCAGGCTAGCGGCAGCGTGGGCGACTTCTACGCCATGACGATGGCCGCGTTCGAGCAGAACGTCCAGCACAACCTAGCCGAGCTTCAGGCCGACGTGTACGGCGCTGCGGACGACTCCGCGAAGGAGCTTCGCCACGCGCTCGGAGAGTACTCGCAGGTCGAGGACATGGACGAGCGCGAGGCCGAGCACTACGAGAAGGGCTGGACGGCCTACAAGTACGCGATGGTCGACGGCCACGTGAGCGCCGTCGTGGCGAACGCCAACTCGCCGCAGCTCACGCACCTCATCGAGAAGGGGCACGAGAAGTTCGTCTACGGCCATGACACCGGCGAGAGGACGAAGGCGCGCCCGCACATCAGGGACGCGTACGAGCACGCGAGGTCAAGGCACTTCTCCGGAGGTGATGTCACGTGAGCGCCATTCCCACCATCGACGACGTCGCCGACGCCCTTGACGGCATCGGCATTCCACATTGCCTGCAAAGCTGGCCCGACAAGCTCGCGCCAGACCTTCCCTACGTCCTTCTGGTTCCGACGGACAGCCGAAACCAGAAGGCTGACAACCGAACGTACGCACGTGCGCGCGAGTGGGACTTGGAAATCTACTCCCGTCGACTGGACATGGGGCTCGTCGTGACGGTCGAGGACGCGCTTGACGCGGCAGGAATCGCCTACGACTCGAACTCCCCTTACGTGGATTCGCGCAACCACTACGCGCTCGTGCGCCTGAACACGACTTTGCAAGAGTAAGGAGGTCTCTACATGGAGACTGTTAATAAAACCCAGTATGGCCTCAAGAACATCGCCTACGCGATTCGCGACCCCGACACGGGCGCGTATGGAGCCGTGAAGATGCACCCGGGCGCGATTTCGCTTGGCCTCTCCCGCTCCGACTCCAACAACGGGCTCGCCGCCGACAACGGCAAGTACGACGGCGGCTCCGGCTCCAAGACCGTCACGGGCGACCTCAACGTTGCGCGGTTCCTCAACGACTGGCTCATTGACCTGCTCGGCTACGTCGAGCTTGACGGTGGCATCGGCGAGGGAGACGGCGAGGCCGTGGAGTTCGCGTTTCTGGGCGAGGTGTCCGGCAACCAAGGCGGATATCGCTTCGTCTGGTACCAATGCACGTCCGGCGAGCCGACGGCGACGCACCAGACCATCGAAGTGGACGGGACGATCCAGTGGGCTACCGAGACCGCGCAGATCACGTCCAAGATGTGCGACCTGCCTAACGGACAGCGCCTTCGTGCGTGGAAGTGCGAGGCGGGCAGCGAGGCGTACGACAACTTCTTTGAGGCGGTCCACATCCCGTCCGCCTAGCACGGGCGCTTAGAACTTGCCATCCATCCGGTTGGAGGGGGAGCCGAGTCCCAAGCGGCTCCCCCGTTTCTTGGGAAAGAGGTATTTCAGATGATGAATCGAGTCAAGGCGTCCGTCGACGGGCGCGAGTACGAGCTTGAGGCGAGCCTTCTCGCAGCCGACTACTACGCCGAAGAGTTCGCGGGGAACCTCAAGGCTCCGTATCGCGGAGTGCTTGAGGACGACATGCCCGTGACGTTCAGACGCTCGCGTCCGACCGTGGAAGCGTACGTGATGGCGGACAAAGACGGAAAGCCCGTCAAGGACGATGACGGCAACCTCATACCCGTCGAGCACGGCGGGGTCAAGGTCGACGTGCCGAACAAGGAGTACCGAGGGGTGGACGGCTTGGCGCTCGTTCGGTACGTCTGGGCCATGGGTGCCGCCGCTGGCTCGATAGACGAGCGCTGGGAGGACTTCTTCGAGCGCATGTCCCACGTCGACTTCTCGACGCGAGAGATGACTCAGCTCTTCCTGGTGGTCATCCTGGACCTGGGCGGCGGTCACATCTTTCGTAAACCAGAGGGACATGCTGACGCTGTCGACGCCGACGATGGACAGGCAGCAGCAGGAGGTTCCGCAGACGCCGGAGGAGACGGCGTGGCGGACTAAGGCACAGATACTGGCGCTCATGCATATGGGCTTCACGTATTCGGAGGCCGCGCACATGTCGATTGCCGACTACCGAAGGTACATGGCGATAGAGCGTGCGTGGTCGATTCCGCCGGATAGGCGCGTCGTAACGAGGATGGCGACGGCGGAGGACGACGGACTCATAGCGTAGGGAGGTCACATTGGCCGACTACAAGGGACTGAACATCAAGTGGGAGGCCGACGGAAGCGAGGCATCCAAGGCCCTCCACCTCATAAGCGCCGACGCCAAGGCGGCGCAGAGCAACCTGAACGCCGTACAAGCCGAACTGAAGAACGCGGCAACGAACGGAAGCGTCCTCAACGCAACGTTGAAGTCGATGCAGTTTGAAAACGTCGGTAAGGCGGCGAAGCTCGCGGCTGACAAGGCTGGTGCATACGGCCAAATCCTCGTAGAGCTGAGCGAGAAGCTGCAAAAGCAGCAAGAGAAGCTTGTCAGTAATCGTGACGTTCTGGAATCGATGCCTGAGAGGTACGACGGTCTTGCGGCGAGCGCGAAGGCCTCGTTTGAACAAGTCGCCCAAGCTCAGATGGCGCTTGACGAAGCGAGCAAGCGCGTCGAGTTCGCAGGCAGCCAACAGGCATGGGTGCAAGCCGTGAACGACCAAGCCGACGCCCAAGCGAGACTCAACGCCGCGATAGCCGCCGGTGATGAGGACTTCAAGAAGCTATCCGCCACTTACGGAACGCTTGAGGGTGCGGTCAACAGCGCCGAGGAGTCGATTCGCTCCATCGGAAATTCCATTGATCGCACGCAGCGTGAAATGGTGTTGCAGGAGTCCCGCGCGAAGACCCTCTCCGCAGCCTACCAGTCGCTGTCCGTCAACATGGCCGCGAGCCAGACCGGCATGGGCCAGTTCGGGGCGGACGCGAAGAAGGCGGGCGAGAGCCTGAACGGAATCGGCGACGCGATCTCCAGCGTTGGCGACAAGATGACCGTCGTCTCCGGAATCGCGGCGCTCACGTTCGGTCGCAACGTCATATCGAGCACCGAGGAGTTCGGCAACGCAATCGCGCAGCTCGGCGGGTACCTCGAAATCGAGGGTTCGAGCCTTGAGCACATGAGCGACCTCGCGCTCAAGTGGGGCAAGGACACGCAGTTCAGCGCGACCGAGGCGGCGGACGCGATGAACGAGCTTGCCAAGGGCGGCATGACCCAGGCGCAGATTGAGGGCGGCGCGATGGAGGCCACCATGCAGCTCGCCGCCGCCGGTGAGCTTTCCATGGCAGATGCCGCGTCCGTGGCCGTCCAGGCGATAAAGACGTTCAACCTCGACGCGGCTGACGCGTCCATGGTAGCCGACGCTCTGGCGGGAGCGGCCACGAAGTCCACCGCAGAGGTTTCCGAGCTTGCCAACGGCTTCAAGTACGTGGGCGGCTGGGCGAGCATGGCGGGCTGGAACATCAACGAGGTGTCCGGCGCACTCGCGCTGCTCTCCGACCACGGGTTACAGTCCGAGATGGCGGGCACGGCGCTTCGCAACGTCATGCAGAGGCTCGCCGCGCCGACCGACAAGGCGGCGGAGCTGATGCAGGCGTACGGGTTCTCCGTTCGCGACGCGCAGGGCCACATGGTCAGCGCGACCGAGATGGTCGAGCGGCTGGACAAGACGTTCGGCAACCTCGCCGACGAGGAGAAGCAGAGCGTCCTGAACGAGATATTCGGGGCGAGGGCGCTTCCTGCCGCCATCGCCCTGATGAACGACGGCGCGGACGCGCTGCAAGAGTACATCGACGCGACCAACGACGCCGGATACGCGTCGGAGATGGCGAAGACCCGCATGGGCGACCTCGGTTGGGCGCTTGAGTACATGCGCGGCGAGGCCGAGACCGCAGCCGTGAACTTCGGCAACGCGCTCGCGCCAACCATCATCGACGTCGCCAAGAAGATCGAGGGCGCGGCGACGTGGTTCAACGAGCTTTCGGACTCCGAGAAGACCGGCGTCGCGAACATGGCGCTGTTCGTCGCGGGCGCCGGTCCGGTGCTCTCCGTCGTGGGGCACCTCACGAGCGGGCTGGGCGGCATGGTGTCCACGGTCGGGCAGGCGGCGACGGCGTTCTCGCTGTGGAGGGAGAACGGGCACGACCTCGCGAACGCGATGGCCGAGACCGTGATACCGACCATGACGGACGCGGCGAAGCGTGCCGAACTGGTGGCGGACAAGACCGAGGCCATGCGTTTGAGCATGGCGAACCTAGCCGTCGGCGGCGCGGTCACCGCATCCATCGCCGTTATCGCCCTGCTGGTCGAGCAAATCAAGACCGCCATAGAGCACGAGAACGATTTGCGCACGGCCACGGAAGGGCTAGAGTCCTCCTTTGCGAACATGAGCCAGAGCATCGACGATTCGTATGCAGCCAAGCTCGGCGAGTCGTTCGAGATGACAGCTCGTGAGATTGAGAACTCGGCGGACGATTTGCTGAACAGCCAGATGCAGCTCGCCAATGACGTCAATGACGCACTTTCGACCATTGGCGCGGATTCCGCAATGCTCGACCAGTATGTCATGACGATGGACGAGCTGTCGGAGAAGACGAATCTTTCGGCGGAGGACCAAGCGAAGCTAGAGTCCGCAGTGAAGGGATACAACGATATCGTCGGAACGTCGATTTCGATAATCGACGGTCAGAACGGGAAGCTGAACGCAAACCGTGACGCAATCCATGAGGTGACCGAAGCGTACAAGGAATACGCGAAGACGCAGGCCATCATGGATGAATACGACAAGATTCAACGTCAGCTCGTCCAGAACCAGATGGAGCAGGCGAAGTATGCGGACGTTCTGAAAGACGGATATCAAGACCTCAGCTTGGCTCAGAATCTCCTGAACGGCACCACCATTGAGCAGATGGACGCCGCGATGAAAGCCAAGGACG